CATCACCTCACTGTCAAAAAAGATATTTGCTTATATAAGAACCGGACCCCACGTATCGGGCTTGTCCAACCACAGGATAAGATCGTGGTTCGCTTCGCTCACACAATCTATCCTTATTCGATAAATACGTTGTCCGCCGGGATCCACAGGGTAAGGTCCGTGAGATCGTCATCAAGGAACTTATCACTGTCGATGATGTACCGGATGAAATCCTCCAGAACGAGGATGCTAAGATCCAGGCCGACTATGACAAAGATGATATCGCCCTGTATACACGCATTCTGTTGAAGGATAAGCGCTGGTACATTACTCAGGAAGTCCTGGGTGTCGAGATTGTGAAGTCTCGTGCCGACTACCCTGAGAAAAAGTTGCCGTTCATCGCCCTGGCCTGGGATCTGGAAGATGGATCCAACTATGGCCGTGGTCACGTTGAGCACTACCTGGGCGATCTAATCACTTACGATTCGCTGAGCCAATCGCTTATCGAAGGTGCGGCTGCGGCTGCATTCCTTGTATTCCTTCTGAAACCAAATGCCACTACCAACTTGAAAGACCTCAAAAGAGCACGTAACGGCTCGTTCATCAACGGCAACGAAGATGACATTGGCGTGCTGAGAGTCGACAAAGCGCACGATTTTAAAATTGCCTACGAGCAATCTAAAGAAATCGAAGCTCGCATTGCCCGGGCATTCCTGTTGATGGAATCCGTCCAGCGTGATGCTGAGAGAGTGACCGCTGAAGAAATCCGTATGATGGCCCAGGAGCTGGATGACGGACTTGGTGGGATCTTTAGTGTGCTTGGAGTTGACTTACAGCGACCGCTGGCCGAGCTGCACATGCGGAACATGAAGAAACGTGGCAAGCTGCCTTCGCTACCGAAAGACGTGGACTTAACGATCACGACCGGCTTCGAGGCACTGGGACGTGGACATGATCTGCAGAAGTTGCGTGAGTTCCGTGATGAAGTTGTCGCATTGGGTCAGGCTTCTGGCCAGATGGATATCATCACCACTTACATCGCAGTTGGTAACTACCTCACTCGTGTAGGCAATGCTATCGGTATCGATATGGATGGCATGGTGCCGTCTGAGGACGAGGTACGGCAGGCAAATGAACAGAAAGAAATGATGGGCCAAATGATGGAAATGCTGAAGTCTGGTGCAGGCACGGCAGTAGCCAAAGGTATGGTCGATCAACAACCTCAAGGAGGACCGCAATAATGCCTATTAGACCTGGCACTCGTAATGGCTCGAACTACCTGAACAACAAAAAATACCTTAAAGATCTCGACGAAGCCGATCCTGATAACGCCCCGGAAGAGGACGAGGATACGGACGAAGAGGATTCTTCTGAGGAGCAGGCCAGCCGCAAGAAAAAGCGGAAGAAAAAGAAATCCCTGGCCAAGCTACGTAAACGGGTAGGTAAACTGGCAGCTCGCAACAAGAAGGCTGCACGTAAACTTAAAACAATCGCGTAAGAGGTATATATGCCAGAACAATATACGGACGAGCAATTGGCCACCATGGCCGAGAAATCGGGTGACACCGTAGAAAACATGAAAGCTATGCTCGCAAGAGCTGACGGAATCGTGCCGGATAACGAGGTCGGTAAAGATGTCGTCGAAGGCGGAACCTCGGACTCAGACAAAGGAGCCGCCGATTCCCAACTCTTAGCCGGAAAGTTCAAAGATGAGGATGCCCTGGACAATGGGATCCAGAATCTGATTGCAAAATTCGGTGCAGAGAAAGCTTACAAAATGCTGGAAAGTGGACTTGGAAACGAGAGCGCCGATGGAGAGGACAACAGCTCCGCAGATGCCGACGACTCTGAGTCCACCAGCGATAACGCAGATGCCCTGGAAGGCGACAGTGCCGATGGCAATGCTGATGCCTTGTCTGACCTGGATGAAGGCGACAATGCCGACGAAGGCGACAGTGCCGACGAAGGCGACAGTGCCGACGAAGGTGAGCCGGTCGACTTTCAGAGTTTCGTCGATGAGTTCTTGGAAAATGATGGCCTAACTCCTGAGTCCTACCAGAAACTCGAAGAGGCTGGTTACGACAAAGCCACGGTGGATATGTTCATCGAAGGACAGGTTGCCAGAGTTGCCCTGTACAACATGAACGTATTCAACACGGTAGGCGGTGAGGAGCAATACAACACTCTGGTCGAGTGGGGTAAAGAAAACCTTAACGCCAAACAGATCGCACGGTTCAACGAAGCGATCAATTCCCAGGACTACGACAAAGCACAACCTATGCTGGAAGCCCTCAAAGTTCGCTACGAGGCTGCTGAAGGCACCTTTCAGCGGAGTCGCGTTGAAGGCTCTGACGGTAACGACAGCGCCAACATCCAAGGCTACGTTTCTTCTGAAGAAATGCAGAGAGACATGCAAGACCCGAGATACAAGAAGGGCGATGCTGCCTTTCATCGTCGGGTAATGCTGAAGATCAAACACTCGAAAATAATGTAACCATTCTTACCCCTCCTGTCGGTATGTTCGGTACTGATGGGACTGCACTGGATCATCCCCGATCCGGTTGCTTAATTGTCTGTGGTCATCCGATCTGTCCGCAGATCCTACCTCGCATATAGGGAGTCAGGCCGTCCTGATAGACTATAAAGTTCCTGGCTCCCCTCCCTCCCTAACTCCCTCCAACAAAGCAAAAGCCTGAGTAGCACTGGCCGAGGTCAGTCGCAAAAGGACACCTTTCTGATGGCGTTGAGTGGACAAAGAGGACAGCGAGTTCGACAAGAACCCACTCAACCAATAACCATCAATTCCATTAGAAAGGTTTTACTACAATGGCTGCTACTGTAACTTATATGGGTGCCGATAATAAGGTCACCACTGATATGGCCGCTGAACGCGCACTGTATCTGAAAATGTTTTCCGGCGAAGTGCTGACTGCCTTCCCCGAGTTCACTTCGTTCATCGACAAGGTCAAAGTTCGGACCTTGAAATCCGGCAAGTCCGCTCAGTTTCCGCTGGTCGGTCGTATGCCTGCTGCCGTTTACCATACTCCTGGTAATGAGCTGTTGGGTCAGGAAGCTCCTCTGAGCGAAGTGACCATCAGCATCGACCGCCTTCTGGTCAGCCATCTCTTCGTGGATGGTCTGGACGAGAAACTGGCGCACTTCGACGCTCGCTCCGAGCTGTCTCGCAACATGGCTCGTCGGCTGGCTCAGACTTATGACCAGCACGTAGCTCGTAATGTCATCCTTGCCGCTCAACAGAGTGCGCTGATCACTGGCGACACCACCATGGGTGGGCTGGTTATCACGGATGCCGACCTCGGCTCCGGCGTTGCCGCCACTAAAATGGCCGGATGGATGGATGCGTTCAATACCGCTCGTACCAACTTCGATGACAAATGGGTCAACGATGGAACCATCTGGTGCGCTCTGAAACCGGCTGACTTCTACTTCCTGGTACAACAGGCTATGGCTTCTGGCTACAGCTTGATGGATACTCGGATCGGTGGTGCTGGCGACATCGCTGGTGGTAACCTGCCTCGTGTCCTGGGCATCGAGCTGGTGTCTTTCACCGGTCTGCCGACGGGTAACGAGTCTGGCGATGCCTTCCATGGCGTCGACTGCCGTAACACCAGCGGCCTGATCTGGACGAAGGGTGCTGTCGGTACGGTCAAGGCTGCGGACATCGCAGTTGAGACTGAGTACAAAGTCAACTACCAGGGTACTCTGGTTGTCGCTAAATCCGCTATGGGTCACGGCCCGTTGCAGGGTGAATGTGCGATCCACCTGAGAACCGCTGCGCCTGTATAATCGGCGTAATATCGTAATAATAAGGCTCACTCTCTTCACCGGGGGTGGGCCTTTTTTTACTTTCCTTGTTCAAGGGAGTTTCTTGTTCAAGAAAACTGAACAATAGGAGAAAATAATATGGCTTATGGTTCGTACACTCGGCTCGATTAACTGGAAGCTATCAACGAGATCCTGGGCTGCATAGGACACGCTCCTGTCAACGCAGTGCCGACCTCCGGCCTGTCGAAAGCTACCCTGGCTCGTGATGAGCTGTGGAAAATCAACCGAGAAGTTCAAAGCATGGGTCTGCAAAGCAACAAAGAGGAAGACTACACTCTGACCTACGATTCTGGAACCGGCGAAATCGCTTTACCAGCAAATACGCTGAGTGCCGATCCGATCTATTTCGAGGACAATCGTTACGTCGAGCGAGCTGGTAAAATCTATGACACTGAGGATCATACCTTTGTCATTAGCAAAGACCTGCACGTCGAGATCGTCTTCTTCCTCCCTTTCGATGAGCTACCGCAAGTCACCAGAAATTACATCATGGTTAGGGCTGCTCGCAAGTTCGTCAAAAAGTTCTCCGGTGAAGTGAAGCTGGAACGGTTCACGTCCCAGGACGAGCTGGAAGCGAAGGTTGCTTTTCAGAGACAAGAGCTAAATGATGCTGACCTCAGCATTCTGGATAACATTTACATCAATCGTGGAGTACTACGGAGGGCTTAATGGCCAACATAATCGAGGGAATTCCTGGCTTTGCCGGTGGCGTAAGTCAGCAAAGCCCTACGCTCCGTCTTAAAACCCAAGTCGAGCGTATGGAAAATTGTCACGTTACGCTCTCGGACGGTTGCATGAAGCGTCCCAATGCCGACTTTATTGCCGACTTGGGTACACTCCCGTCTACTGCAGGCTACTTCATGCACCGAATTTCGAGGGACGTTAACGAGAAATATAACGTAATCGTCAAACAAGATACCAACAATCCTATCGAGGTATACGACCTGGATGGAAACCGGCAGACAGTCCGCTACGGTGAGCTGGATGCAGACTTGAACTACACCCCAAACGCTGGCGTAAAACAGTACATCAACGCCACTCTCAGCAACGCTAAAAAAGAAATCAAAGCGGTATCCATCGCAGACTACACACTGATTCTGAATACCAATGTGACTGCTGCCAGGAAATCGAGTCAAACGGCGGCTCGCCCTGATCTGGCTTATGTCCACTGCAAGGCACGCCATGCCGGTGACTCTACGATAACCCTTCACTGGAAAATATCAGACGTTCCTGGCTCGTGCTCATACACCGTCACGACCGGCTCCAGCGACTACAAAACCAATGCCATGGCTTCTGCCTTTGCCACCAACCTCCAGACGGCTGCTGGCGCTAATGCCACCATCACGGCAACCGGCAGTGTGGTCAAGATCGAAGCTGGCGTGCCGATTGATGCGGGTACGCTTCGAGTGACCTGTAACGATCCGGCTGGTGATAATGACCTGATCCCGATCAACTTCTGTGAAGTCGAGAGCATGGATAAACTTCCTCCGACACTGGATGATGACCTGATTGTCAAAATCCACGGTGATACGGACATCGAGCAAGACGACTACTTCATGAAGTTCAATGCGGAAACCAAAACCTGGGTTGAGCATATCGGATGGGAAGAGTACTACGAGCTGGATGAAGGCACACTGCCTCACCGGCTGGTCCGCACTGCCGCCGGAGAGTTCACATTCGCTCCCTGTCTGTGGGAGGAGAAGGTTGTCGGTGACTCTGAGAGCAACCCAATGCCTTCGATTATCGGACGTGAGATCCAGTACATCTATTTCCATAAAAACCGGCTGTGGCTGCTGGCTAAAGACAGCTATGTCGGCTCCAAAGCTGGTGACTACTTCAACTACTTTGCCAGCACGGTGATGGATATTCTGGATGATGATCCAATCGATGTGTCCATGGCTGGAGAGCAAGTCAACATCGCTCGGGCTGTGAAGGGCTTTGATAAAGGTCTGGTGGCTTTTGGTGAGGAAGAGCAGGCGATCCTGACTTCCGGCGACCAACTGCTGACTCCGAAATCTGCAGCCTTCGAGCCGACAACTGCGTTCACTGTGCATGACACTGGCGATCCGTGTAAGCTCGGTCCTGACGTTTACTTTGTGAGCCCGAAACAGAAATACATGGCGATCCGTCAGTACACCATCATGCCGGATACCTTACTGCAAGACGCTCCTGATGTGACAGCTCACTGTCCCAGGTACATACCGAAAGGCGATGTAATCCTGACCGGCTGCAACCAGATGGACGTAATGGCTGTGCACACTTCCGCTGACCCGAATGCGATCTACATTCACAAGTTCCTGTGGATGGGTAACGAGAAAGCGCAGACGGCATGGTATCGCTGGTCGTTTGCTGAAGAGATCATTGCCATGCAGGTAGTCAACACTGCGATCTACGTGCTCTTTGATGCCGGATCCACGTACCAGCTACAGAAGATCGAGCTGGAAAACGTACCCCAGGACAACCTGGACTTCCGGTACTTTCTGGATAAGCTACACTCTGTGACCGGCGGCTCGTACTTGAGTCCGAATACCACCTTCACTTTGCCGGTGGACGTGGGTGATGGGTCCGATTGGGTTGTCGTGGATGCCTCGACCAATCTGAATGTATCGACCGATCTGGTGTCCCTGAGCGGGACCAGCTTGGTTATCTCAGGCGATGTGTCCGCCAATACCTATTATGTTGGCCGCAAGTATACCTCCCTGCTGCAGC